GATGCGTGCAACAGCGCCACGCGTTTCGACGTTACGTTGATCCGCCAAAGGGTCACGGATGGATGATGGTAGTCTGCCGGTAATTGGACCTGTTGCACCAGGATTTTCTTGAACCAACCTCATGGCGGTATCAATTGAATTGATATTGGCTTGGTTCTTTACAAACTCTTCCGTGACCACGGTTGGTATCTGCTTACCGTTGCCAACCATAGGCTGACCAGTTGGCGTCAAAACCTGTCTTGTTGGTGCGCCTGTCTTAGATACAAAAGACATGTTTCCTGCGCCATCGGTAACAAGCTCAACATCACCTTGGGCTAAACGCTGTCTGCTTAGATCAATCTCTTGACCGCGAAGCCCAATTTCTTGCGCTCTATATCCAAGATTTGCTTGTGTTGTTTGCCGGTCGAATGCAAACTTGCGCTCCGCCAAATCTTCCGCTCTAAGCGATCTTAGGTTTTGCGCTGTTTCGTATGGCGACATTTCGATGTTATACGAATCAATTGTTTTGCCCGTGTTCTTGTCACGAATAAGGATTTGGTTGCCTGTTTTAATTTGCTCTTCTTCAGGCTTTGGCGCAACGTCTAAAACGCGTATGCCGCCACGCTTGCCAACGACATAGTTAACAGGTCTTCCGCCAATCATGCCTGTGTTGGTTGATGTGCCAAACTCTTCAGGTTTTACGTTCTCACCAATGTACTTAACGGCTTCGGCATAAGGCATCTGCGAAGCAATAAGCCTTTGCTCTGGCGTGAGCGTTGAAAATGGCGTTGCCGCGGCAACGGCTTGTTGTTGCATTCGTGCGGCACCAACGGTTGGTCCTTGACCGCCTGCGGCTAAGGCTTGCTGTCCTGCTTGAAATTGTTGCGCTTCGGTCGGTGCTGCTGTTAATGCTTGGCGTAATGCTTTCTCGCGTTCCTGTTGCTGCATCATTTGTTGGATTTGTGTATTCAGCATCAACCGCTGCAACCCCTGCTGTTGGGCGGCTTGATAGCCTTGCTGACCAGCTTGCAGCGCCCCTCCGAGCGCCTGCCCAAGGCTTATGGGCGCTCGTGACGGGCCGCCGGCTTGCAGTAGCGCAGCGGCGGCTTGCAGTGCCGCCTGGCGTTCAGACTGCGCCGCAAGCCCTGGGGCTTGCGCACGAAGTAGCTTGGCAAGCGCGTCTTCTTCCTCGCCGCCGCCAAACAGTAAACCTAATGAAGTTGCCATGTTTTTTCCTTACAGCAATCCGAGTAATCCGCCAAACAATGCACCGCCTCCACCGCCTAAACCAAGCGCTGGCCCTAACGTATTACCCGCCAACGCGCCGCCAAGAATCGATGATCCGACGTTGCGATAAATGGGCGAAATTTGGCTTTGAGTTTGGCTTGTAGGAATACCTGAAAGCGCTGATTGCAAGATGCCTAACTGTTGGAGTGGGTATCCTTGTTGGCGCAAGAAATCTTGGTACGCCAAATCCAAATTGGATTGGTTCATCGCTTGCTGCGCACCACCAGCTTGCAAGGCTTGTTGCGCTTGCTGTTGGCGGATAGATTGTTGCGCCGCACCTAAACCGGCAAGCGATCCTGCTTGCGCCAAACGGTTTTGAATGTCTAGCGCACCAAGTTGCGCGGCTTGATTAAACCCTTGACTTGCCAGTTGCCCGGCGGTCTGGCCTGCGGCTAACAGTGCCGCTTGATTCGTTAACCCTTCAACAATGCCCTGGCGCGATCCGCCGAAGGCGCGTGCGCGAACGGCATTGGCAGCGTTTTGTTGCTGCTGAAGTTGTCGCTGCGTTTCGATGTTTTGCGTGGCAGTGTCAATAACCTGTTTTTGAAACGGGTTATAAAACTGCGTCATGGCTTGCGCTAAAGGTTGTGTTTGGTATTGGGCAATGTCACGCGCTGCATCAACGGCGCTAACACCTGGTCCATGCAAACCAGCTTGCGCAAGATTGGCAAGTGCCGATTGTTGCGTTGACGTGAACTCGGCAATTCTTGGTCCGCCATAAGCCACATAAGGCTGACCCGCAATGTTTTGCGCAAACTCGTAGTTGCGCAGTGCCAATTCTTTCAGTTGCGGATCGGCCTCGATGCGCGTTGTGGTGGTGCCTGTGCTGCTTGATCCGCCTTTGCTCATGATTTCAACTCCTTGGACATGACTGTCCATTGCTCTTTGTAGCCTTCATCGGCAAGAAACGTGCGCAACCAACCACGCCTTCCCGCCAAAGTGATGTGTGTACATTGGATTTGATGCGCCCACGATTCGATGAACGGACGCATTCTTGAGAGTTCTTCCAGGTTCCCGCCAGCTAGAAAATAGTGAAGTGCTTTCTTGCGCGGGTAGACGTGGATTTCTGTGATGACCGCTGACTGCTGACCAGGCCAAAACTGCATGGCTTTGGCGGCAATTGCTGATTCGATGTCCTCAATGGTATGCGTTCCATTGGCGTAACGCAACGCATCTTCAATGAACGGTTTGCATCGATGCCAATGATTAATGTCTGAAAGGTTCATCGTGTTTGCAGCAATCCATTCATTGATGGCAACATGCCTTGCGCCGCCATAAATTGGTAGTCAGGTGTGCCTGTTAGGAAAGCACGAAAGGCATCAGGCGATGTGAACGTGTTAGCACCGCTGAACGCAGCCACTTGCTCTTGCGTTGGCGCATAACCCGTCAGGCTTTTGAATACATCAATGGCTTGATCGTTTGTGATGTAGTTCGTTGTCGGCATGGCGGTAAACAAACCACCTGAAAATGCTGGCGCTCCTGCACCCGACACAACGGATTCATTGCTAAGTAACCCCATATCCATTGGCGCGTTCACAATGGTTGGCGAGCCGCCGCCGGCTTGTTGCACAACTGTTTGCGTTGTACCGCCACCCGCTGGAGCAACAGGCTGATTGCGTGCAGCCAACAATGAGTCACGATAAGCCTGGTACTGCGGTGAGTTCATCAAAAATGTTGAAAACTCTGCTGGTGTTTTGAAGCGATCGCCGTACTGCGCAAAGGTGGCAATCTCTTGCTCGGTTGGCGCACGATCAAAAAACCCTTGGAAGATTGTGGCGGCAAGATCACGCGTTAAGGCTTGAGGTTGCGTGACTTGCACGCCCTGATTCAACAAGCCAGCAGTTGCCTGATCAACGGGTTGCACAATCGATACTTGCTGACCGTTCACATTAGCCGCCAACAAGCCTGATGGCGTCATGCCTTGTTGCGCCAGGCTTTGCGTTGCAAGCGGCGATCCTGCCGCTGGCGCGGCCACTTGAGTTACGCCTGGTGTGACACTTGTTCTACCTATCGTTGACGTTGGACCCGTACCGCGAAACATAGCCTGTTCAGGCCCAAAGCCATAGCGGTAAAGATTGCCGGTTGCCGGTGTGTATTCGCGCCCTTGGAATTGCATTTGCGGCGGCAAGTTGTACGTCACATTGCCGGCAGCATCCGTTGTTTGGCGCGGCTGCAAAGCACTGTTTACAGCGTTGGCGGCCAATAGACCGCCAGTGACAAGGGCTGATTTAGGAAGTCCAGACACAACGTTTGCCGCGTCTTGAAGCAATCCCGTATCGCCAACACGAAATGATGATTGAACGCCAAGATTATCAAGGCTTGTCTTCAAAGCTTCAGCCTCTGAAAATCCAGCCTCAAGCAATGCCGCCGTTGAACTAACTGCTCTGTCAGCAAACGCTGCGGCATCTGCCATTGACAGACCGCTTGCAATTGCACTGTTATAAGCCGTTAGTCCTGCTTGCGATGCAACACCTTCAACGCCCGCCACGGCACTGGCGGCTAAGTCTGCTCCAACAACGCCGGCACCGGCTCCGGTGCTTAAGCCGAGTGCTTCAAGCAAGTAAGGCGCACCAAAATAAACACCAGCAATGACAGCGGCAGGCTTTAAGACGTTATCTCGAAACTTGACCCAACTAGACTTGGGTGGTGGCGTGCTTGCAAGCGTAAGCCCTCCGCTTGCATTTGGCGTCATGAATAAATCGTATCCGTTCACATCACGATTGCCGCCAAGGTCTAACGATCCACCCTGGCTCGTTGGCTTTTCCTGAATGACTTTGCCAGTTGTGCCATTGATGTATTGAACCTTCTCGTTATCGCCAGTGCCTACAACTTTGGCCTGCAATTTGGAAGGATCAGTAACACCAAGCTTATCTAGTTCGCTGTAAATGAATGCTGCATCACGCGCAAAAATGTATCCAAATGGCGTATTGATCTTGCCTTCACGATAATTCTGAGCCGCAACGCTTTGTGCTTCGTTGAGCAACTCACGCGTTGTTTTTGGTTTTTGCACATTTGTTGTCGTTGCCATGATTGCCTCACATCGTGGTAGCGCTCAACACGCCAACATTTGAAACTGCCAGGTAATAACGCGTGCCGTTAGGCGAGCGAATGATCACTTTTTCGTCTTGCCCTAATTCAATATCAGCGTTCTTTTTGCGGTTCAATGAGTCGGCTAATTCAAGTGCTCGACGCAGTGACAGCTCAGACGCTTGATCGTAATCGCTCGTTGGACGCGGAAGTTTCATCGTTTGCTACCCGCTTGAGCGTCAAATCGAAATACGCCAACACGCCAATCAACATTGTTGTTGCTATTGACGCGAACCTTCATTTGTCTGCCCTGTAAGCGAATCGACGTTGGATTGGCAAGTGAATAAGGACCGTAAGTTAGTTCATCACCCGTTGGATATAGACGCGTTTTGAATGTTGCGGTTACATCGCCCAATGTGTTTTCATCAGGAATGAGTTGTTTCGCCACAAGAATGTTATCGCCCATACCAATCTGATAGGGTCCGCTTTCAGCGTATGGCGAGCCACCGGCACCGCTGTAAATCCAGCCTGTTTCATGCTGATAAATCTTGCCATCTGATCCCGCCATCAACGGGACGCTAAACACACCCTGTCCAGTTCCAACGGTACGCACCAACGATCCAATCGACCAGTGATTTTCGCGGTAATTCCAAATGACGTACGAATCAATCTCTAAGTTGTCGCCAGACGGATAAAACCACCAGATTTCAGCGAACTTGGAATTGTGAACGGCACTAACCTTGGAAATCTGACCGCGATTGATGTTGTTGAATACATAATCAGACACATCGGATGGCAACGGTTTGGTGTAACCATCAAACATCCAAAAGCCTGATTGGCCCATCCACGCGGCAAAGGTGTCTGCCGTGGCTACGCCAATTGCACTGACCAATCCGCACCCTGTGCCAACACGCTCAAATCCATAAACGTATGGCGGTCCTTGATATTGCGCAAAGTGAGCATCTACATCGGTGAGAATCAACACGCCACCGCGAACACGCCTTGCGCCAACAATTGAGCCTGGCGTTGAAAGGATAAAGTCACCCGCTTGATTGGTGGCGGCTGGCGTCCAAACCGTGTTGTTTTCTTGATCAGACCATTGCACTTTGCGCGGATCGCCGCCAGCGCCAAGTGCAAACAGAAAACGCTCTTCCGAAACGATCAAACCCTTGCAACTCGTTGGCGCGTTCGTGATGGCAACGGCTTTGGTTGGCGTGGCAAAGTCAAGTTGCCATTCATACAATTTGCCATCGTAGTCGGAACACGCAACAAGGTATTGGCCCCAGTTATCCATTGACCATGTGGTGGCAGGCAATATACCGGTTTGCGCAAGGTTTAAGCGTTGGGTTCCGTAGGCTTGCTCGCCATAGTCGCCATTGCCGTAACCCACACCACCTGTAGCGTCAGTGCGCCCTGCACTAAAACTGGTTGGTGTAATGTCAGCCTGGTCACCATCACCCTGATAAACGTAAAGTTTCGATGCTGATCCAACGGCTAACCACACATTGGTTGAGTTGTCCCGCCATGCAAACATGCCGCGAGGAACGCCGCTGACGGTTGCACTTGACCATTGAAGCCAGCCACCCATAGGTCTAAGCGTTCCTTCAAACCATCTAACAAGATTGGCGTCATACCATCGGCCAGAGGCTTGCAACTCTGTACCGTTGCGAAATACGCCTGGCGGAAGTTTGATAGGGACTAGTGCCATGATTGGTTGCTCATGTAGAGGGCCATTTCATCGCGGCGGCGTTTGACAAGCCCTGGCAACTCTTTCCCTGCCGCTTTAGTCCACATCTTAAAGGCAACTGCTGCGCCCGCATAGTCACCTCGATTGTGGCGCATTCTTAACGTTGATCGTTGAAGGTTGCCTAGTCCCACATTGAACGAAAATGATGTGAGTGCATCAAGGCGAGACTGAGTAAGACCAGTAGGACATAATCGTGATACGCCAGCCTCAAAACGTTGTAAGTCCTTTGTAAGTATCTCGTCAATCTCCGCCATAGATAACGTGCGATCCCAACCCGGTGGAATGGGTAAAACCTTACGCTCTTCGATCTTGACGTTGATGTGCGATGGGTCAATGACATGGCCCACACCCACGGTCCAAAGCAACGCCGGACAACGATAAGGCCGCGCACGCACACCTTCGTGATGCTTGATCATTTGGAGGGCAAGCGGGCTGATCATTTTGCAAAGGCTCGTGACCCGAAGTGAAAGGCCACAATCGCGGCCCAAATTTGCTGCGTATCGTCATCCCACAATTGGTCAAGCATCAAATCGAATGGCACATTCGTTGTCCAGGCGTACCAGAATCCGCCAATCTCAACAAATACCAAGAGCATAAACATGCCATAGGTCAACACAGGACGCACTAACGCTCTGGCGTTCTTAACCCACTGGCTTGTTCCTTCGCCAATCGCAATGTCATGCGCGTACAACGCTTTCATCTCTTCGGCTTGCGTTTGCATCGCGACTTGTTCGGTGTGAATCTCTTCAATGCGTTGCTGCGCAAGCAATCCCATGGCGGCTAACTCACGCTCACGTTCATTTTGCATACGGGCAAGTTCCAGCTCATGCGCCTTGTCCTTGGAATCCTGCCAAAGGTCAAGCAACTTGGGCACGCCCCCGGCTAAGAATGACAGGAGCGTTGATAAAAGCGTGAGCATCTTATTTAAGCTTGAACGCCAGGTTGATCAACAAAAGAATGCTGGTTCCCGCTGTAGTCATCAGAATCATCTCCAAACGCTTAAGTCTGGCGTTGATCTGCGCATAGCGTTCGTCGCATACGGCCTCGTGAACTTCAATGCGCTTTAAGGCTTCGGAATCGGCAGAGGTCATATCCATTCACCAATTACGCAGCCTGCTGTGCCGCCTGATAAGCCGCAATCACTTCCGGTGTATGCACTGCTGCGCAAATAGCCTGAGCTTTAGGATCTTCTGCTGAGTAATCCTGACCGGGGCTTACAACATGTCTATGAAACGATTGGCTGATAATTTTGCCATCTTCCATAATGCGAGTGGCTACACGCACTTGAACGTGTCCACCTTCAGTTACTTCACATAAATCAACTACGCTAACTTTTTCTAGTGTCACGATTTATCTCCTTTCGTTAAACAACAAAATAAGTGGCGATCCCGTACATTGACGAGCTATTGTTAAAACTTGTATCGGATATGGCAGTGGCAGTAGTGCTTGCAGTGCCATTCACAAGCGTGATTGAGGTGGCGTTTGATTGGACATAGCCCAACGGGATAATGGCCGCACCAAAGTTGTTCCAATAGTTCACCGAAAAAGTGGCCCCCTCAAAGCCAGCCCCATTACCGTTTGTAAAAGGAAGATCAGCAATGGTTGCGCTCCCTGTCGATGATCCTTTGTTAGATAATTGAAAGAAAATTAATACGGTGACTTTATTCCCGACTTTGATGTACTTTCCAGATCGGGCGGTATAAGTAATACCTGTAGTACCACCACCAAATTTCAAATTGGGCGTAAACGTCCCCTCCTCATAATCAGCCAATAGCTCACTTGTACCCGTTCCTGAAGTGGCCGAGAAGTCAATACCTTTGCCGCTGGTGCTTATAACTAAGTTGCCGTTGGCTATTTGAACGTCACCCCCACTGGTGATACGCATCCGCTCGGTGCCAGCCGTCGTTACACCTACCGTATCCGCAGCAGGGAAGAACACCCCCGTATTCGTATCGCCTGTGGTTGTGATGCTTGGTGCTGATGCTGTACCGGCTGGCGCTGAAAATGCTCCAGCAACCGTCAAGACATCCGTTGTCTTGTTGTACGTCAGCCCAGCATCGCCGCCAAAGGTTGATCCGCCATCGTTGAATTGGACTTGAGTGTCTGAGCCGCCTGGCAATCCGCTTGAAGTAGCCGCCCACTTAACGCCAGCCGTTTGTGCGCTATCAGCCGTTAAAACATAGCCATTAGTGCCAACGGCAAGCCTGATATTGTCGCCGCCATCGCTAACGATCAAATCGCCCTTGGTGGTTGTTGGCGCTAAAGCATCAAACGCTGCCGTTTTTGTTGTTTCGCCAGTGCCACCTTGATTCAATGGCACCGTACCCGACGAACTCAACCCTTTGCTAGCGTCCGTAAATACAGGCTTTGACGCTGTAAGCGATGACAGAATTGGCGCGTTCGTAAACGTCACATTGCCTGACGCAGAAAGCGTGCTGAATGACCCAGCACCGGCAAGCGATTGACCAATTGATACACCATTGATCGTTCCCGATCCAGTCATGTTGCCGCCAAGCGTTAGCGTCTTTCCGCTGCCCACATTCATGGAAACGCTTGTGCCTGACGCTGAAAATATTGCGTCAAGCGTGTCAAGGTTTGTGTTTAGCTTGTTGCCCCAAGTGTCGGTTGATGCGCCAACCTCCGGTTTGGTCAACTGCAAATTGGTTGTCGTGGTATCAGCCATTATGCTGCCTCTCTAAAAGGTGAAACTTGCGGCGTCCATGTCGTTGATGGCACCGTGATTGCGGCCCACTTTAAGCCGCCTGTTACAGATACAGTTGATGTTGCATTGACTTGAACCGATCCGCCAATAATATAAAAACCACCATTAGGATAAACAAGCGATTCTGCGTTTATTGCCACTTCGCCAAGATAAACAATGCTGCCAACCGACGAAACACTCGACTCGGCGCTAATCGCCACATCCGATTGGCGGATTGCAACACCCGCCGGTGAAACCGTTGCAGCAGCATTAACTGCTACTGCACCCTGCTTGATCAATACGCCAGCCGTTGAAACAATGGCGGCTGCGTTAATCGTTACTGCGCCATCAACATAGTTGGTTCCAGTGCTATATGCACCCGTACCGTAGGAACCTGTGCCGTACGTTGCTGCCACGCTTATGCCAATGTAATATCAAACGAACCAGCGGCAAATCGGAACACATCGCCTGAACCAACACCCTTGGAAGCGCTAAGTTGCCCTACCGCAAGCATATTGCCTGATGTGCTGGCGTCATAAAGTGCCGTATGCGTAATCGTTCCCCACGAACCCGTGGCAGTTGGAAACTCAACGGCTGATGTGTTTGTGCAAGCATCATCGGTTACCGTGAACGCCATAGATTGGCGCAGATAGCCATTGCCTGATACTTCACCCGTTGACCCTGACTCACCAGGATCGGACGTAAACAAGCCCACATAAATCGTTGCTGGTGCTGTGTAGGCTGATCCGCCAAACACATGCGCAAGCACTTTGTTTTCAAGATAGTCGGAAAATGAATTTGCCATGGTTTACCCCATCGGTTTGGCACGAACGCGTGGCGTGGTGCCACTGTAATTGGAGCGTGCTTGCTCCATCATCATTGCATCAATGCCGCGTTGGTATGCGGCGTTCCACACTGCAATTCGCGCATCATCTTGCAGATAAGGCGCGGCTTGCAGCAGTGAACCGTACAAATATAGGTCTGGATGCTTGGTGAGCAACCAATTCGTTGTATTGCTGTCAGATAACGCAGCGATCTTCCCGTAATACGTCATCTGAACTTCTGTTGTATCTGTTGCAGGCGATGGCACAACTTTGAACGTATCGCCAACAATCGTGTAGTAACGCGGCGTGCCAGCCGCCGAAAAGTAACGCGTAAAGTAGTCATCGCTTTGTTCATCGCTCAAAAACTCCAATTTGGTTGGCGTTGTCAAGAGCAACACAAGATTTTCCATTTCCAGAAAATCGGATGGCAATTGCGTGTATTCGCTATCAAGGGTAGCGTTGGCACGAACAATCATTTGGCGAACACGGACGGTTCGATTGAACTCGGCTTCCGCCAATGTAATGAAATCGGGAATGACAGACGTTAAATCGGATCGGTTCAACCAATCCGCAATGGATGTTTTTAACTGTGCGAAAGTACCAAGCGCCATGTCAGGCAGCGTCCTTTTTGCGAAGTTCGGTCTTCAGACCGATAGATGCGCGATACGCGTCTTCTTGCGGACGGATTGCCCAGGTGTGCTGATGCTTGTATTCCCAGGTTCCAATGTGTCCAATATGCTTGGACAGGTCATGATCAATATACAACGGAATGTTGTTGTCGCGCAATAACTTGCAAAAGTATATGTCTTCGCCCATGTAGCCTTTTGCCGCCACATCCCATGGCGTAGCAAACCAAGGCATCTCGATAGCGCGAAACACGTTCGTGTCAATCATCATGACGCCCGTTCCAACCGCGTCAACTTGCTCAACGCCCGTGTCATGCTCACCTGTGTAGACAGGAACCTTACGCTGTGTTTCTGGATCATAGTTCGCCGCCGTCGGCCCCACTGGCATTCGCCTGCGCGGGCAGTTGGCAGCGAGTACGAGCAAATCACGCTCAAGCATTCGGCCAATCGTATCCTGCGGAAAACGCATGTCGCTATCAATGAAAAGCACCACGTCAGCGTTGTTTTCCATGGCGGTCATCACTAATTCTGAACGCTGGCTTACAAGAAGCGTTCCCTTGGAAATATTAACGTTCACCACGTCATGCGGGTTGTGCGCTACATGAAACGCCACAGCGTTAACAAGGTCAAACGCAAAGTCTGAATGCACTTCGTCCCTTGCCGGGACGCATACGCTAATCATTCGTTTCTTATCCATCACACCCTTCCTGGTCGAGTCCTGAAAAATCGGTTATCGGGATCATTGAGCCACTTCTTAAAATCTTTTTCTGTGCGCGTGATGCCCTTGCTCACCAAGTCCATGTAGATGTTCATGGGGATGGATGCAACATGTACGCCAAGACCTTCACCGTTCCACTTTGCGCGTTCGTCGATGGATGCA